ATGAAACTCTATTCCACAACCGATATCGCGGCGTCCGTGCGCGTCGCGCACAAAGCCTTTACGCATGTCGTGCTGAACCGCGCGCACACGCTCCACAAGTCGATTCCGTTCGCAACCGGCGTGCTGCTGGACCTGCCGGTGTTCATGTACAAGGAGAACACCGACTCGGAAGGTCAGCTAATCGCTTGGGGCGTTAAAGGCGGCGTGCTGCTCGCGCAAGACACCCACCTAGCGATTCCAGCCGCGGACGTGACGGTGATGATTGAGTGCCCGTATAATCTCGCACGCCTGGAAGCGGTCAACAAGTACAACCTTGAATACGGAGTGATCCCGCGCCCGGTTAGCTGGACAGCGTATGACGAAGAGATCGACATGCGCTTCCCGGAAACCAAGTTCCTGCAGGAATTATGGCAACACTGCGGCGGGCGCGAAATGTCGGATTCCGAGTTGTCGCAAGCTAGCGGCTGGTCTGTCATCCAGGTGCGCGCCATGAAGAACGCGCTGAAGCCCAAAGAGCACTGGTATATCCAGAAGCGGTTAGCGCCTGAGCGCCTGGAGTTCTTGCCTGCTTGGGAATGGCTTGAGAGCGGTTGCATACCGCGCGCCGCGATCACGAACGCCGGCTTCCGGCCGCAAGTGGAAGAGATGGCACGCTTCGGGTACATCGGCTTGAAGCGCCTGCACCACTATCCTTCTGAGACGCCGAACTGGCGCAAGCTTCAGAAGGATCGCAATGAGGCGCTTAAGAATTTGAGCGATGTTCGATTGTTAGTGGAGTCGCTTCCCGATCATCTCGAAGCGTTATCACCGTCTGACGAATCTCTTTGATTCTAGGAGCATTGGCATGATAAAGAGCGTTGAGTTCCGCGAGGGCACCCTCCACCTCGCTATTGCCTGTGCGCGCGCTAGTGCTTCCGGTAAGTGCAAGTGCCGCATCCAGTTTGACTTTGGCGAGAGCGGCGCTGTCGCCGAATGCCATCGTGGCAAGCTTATGGACTTCGTTGATACCGTCTACGCGGAAAGCCCGCATGAGGTCCGCGACATGGTTCTCGAATTGCTCTGTACTGAGCCGCGAATAAGCTGGATCGGTTTTGACGGTCTCGACAGCCCCGGCAAAAGCCTGAAGGGATGTGGAGCGACGAATGTACTGATCGACCTCGCGAGCGGTGCAGCCGAGCGCGCAGGCGGCTAGAAACAGGTCTCCCTTCGCTTCGGTCAACGCGGCTTTGATCGAAGCTTCGGAAACCAGTCCGGCTTGCCGTGATTCGCCTGTCATTTGCGTTTCGGCGTAGAGTGCCGCTTTTGGTTGAGCGCAATCGCCACGGCTTGCTTTTGCGGCTTGCCGGCTTTCATTTCGGTTTTGATGTTCGACTTCACGGCTTCTTTCGACTTACCTTTCTTGAGCGGCATGATGACTCCTAATATGAAAGACCAATCGCATAACCCAAACGTTGAAGATCGGGAAGCTGTTTCTTCAACCTACCGGCTCCTATGTCCGTTCTGTAAAACGGTGAATTCGGTATCTTCACTTTCTTCAATGCACTGTACGCGCTGCGGCGAGCGCCTGTTATCGTCTCGCCTGTACCTGTCGCTATTAGAACGTAGTCCCCCGCCGTCACCGGGCCGGGTAGGTCAACTACTTTCCCGTTTATTTCGCGCGGCGCGTCGCCGATCATGACTTCCGACCAGTGCAGATGGTCGATATCTTCCGCATTATAGATCGGGATTCCGCACAGTTCTTTGTTCGTGATCTTCGAGTACGGGAAGTCGGGAAGCGCCATCAGGACCGAGATGCACACGGTATCCTGTTTTATTTTCAGGGTGTCCTTACCATTCACCCAATCAAGCATCCACTGCGCCTGGTCGCCTTCGATCAGTGCGGTTAGGTTGTGGCGGATCGGCCATCCGTCGCGCATCGTCCACTCAAGCGGATAAGGAGCTCCATCGTGCGTTATCATGCAGTTCACATCGACGTATCCGACGTAACCGACCCTGTGGAGGGCTTCAGTCGCCGGCTTAAGAACTTGGTCCGCGAGTTTCGACTTTTTAACGACACGAACGGTCGTGCCCATTTCCCCAGTATTTACGCCCAGGTCTCCGTTCATGAGCTTCTTGTTCTCGAAGTTCTCGACCCATCCCGCTTTCGACCAGCCAGCCGGTCCGAACCAACCGCCAACGGCCATTTCCATACCGTCAATCTTTTCTTGCAGAATGAAGCCCATTTCACGGGCAGCTTGAACATACTTCGGGATTTTATTCCAGCGCTGGAGCATGTAGACGAGATCGGCTGCGCTGTTAGCGACGTAGGACATTGCGCGTTCACCGTCACCGGAAGGCTTGGAGACGAACGCCTTACCCTGCTTCTTGACATAAGCAATGGCTGAGTTGTAGTCATGAAACGTCTTGCCGGGTATGCATGGCATACCGCAATCGTCCATGATCTTTTGCCCGACTTCCCGGTCTAGTTCCCACTCAACGGCTTCGAGATTGCAGCCGAAGATTGGGTAGCCGATCTTGCGGTACGGCTCTAGCAGGTCGAGATACGACACGTTGTCTGGCGTGTAGATCAGGTCAGCCCAGCCTATCCACTTCTTGCGCAAGTCGCTGAAATCGGTAATCTTGGTGATGATGCCTTCGCCCGCGTGCCGATCGGTACCGTCCGGACGGGGTTTGTCATACCAGCGCACTTCATGCCCTTGCTGTTGCCAGCGCATGCACAGGTCCAAAGCGTTTGAGCCGACATCAATTACTAGTATTTTCATTTTGCATTTGCTATAGTGGTCGTAACAACCTGGGAGATCACCGTGAAACTCATTTTCGCTTTACTCGTCGCTTCGATGCCGCTTGTCGCTAATGCGTGGGGTGTTGCCGGCCTTCCTGCGTATGTCGGCTACTCCACGAACCCGCAAGAAGAACAGCAACGCCAGTACCAACAGCAGCAAATAGCGGAGATGCAGGAACAAACCCGTATCATGCGCCAGCAAATGATTCAGCAGCAAATCGAAAGCAATCGCCAGCAGTGCCGCGCGCGGGGTTACGAATGCTAACTCCTGACATGGCTTTCAATTTCATTGAGGGGGTGATGCTAGTTGCGCTCCTCCTGGCGGGGGCTGAGCACCACCATCACTCTGCTTAGACGGCTCTTGAAAGGCCGAACGCAGTGCACCGATTGCCGCCGCTTGCGCTTTGCCGTTCTTCGAGTCGACAGCCGCGCGCAACAGATCGCGGCCTTTGCTCGTAAGCAATGCCTTCGAAGCTATGTAAGGCGTGAGCACTGAAGCAGCAGCCGCCATCGGGTGAGTGAAGGCGATACCGGCCGTGCCCAACATATGGCCCGCTGCCGCCGTACCCGACGGGTTCATACCGGCGCGGTCGCCCGCACGCGCCATCGTGTCAGTAACGTCCTTGATATCGGCTATGTCTTTCTTCGAGAAGCCCATTTGCGCCAACTTAGGCTGTACGCGGTCCATCTCTTTGCGGAACTTGGCGAACGAGATAGGGGCCGCACCAGGGGCGTTGTTCTTCGCTGCTTCCAAACCGTTGCGCAGCACGAACGCCTTGGCGTCTTGAAGCACTTCAGGTTGGTGCAATTGCAGAATGGCGGTAACCGATTTCGCTTGACTAGGCGTCATCGACAAGTACTTTTTCGCGATGGCTTCGGGCGCTTTGCTCGATCCTTGCACGCCCGTGAATGCGGCATCGGCCACGTCTTCACCTAGTAGTTTGCCAAGCGCCGACTTCTCAATGAACGTGAGCGATTGCGACGCCTTAGCGTAGTTCTGGTTCGCGGCTTTTAGTGCTTGCGCTACGGGTGTCTGCGCCGTGCTCGCGGACTCAAAATCTTTGTTGATCGCGCCGAACAATCGCTTGGCGAGCATCTGGTTTGCGGTCGGGTCGATATCAGAGAAGATGTTTCCGCTGCGGCGCGCGGCTCTTCCCCACGCCGAGCGGGTTTTCATCGCGTCGTTTATCGTGTGGGTGGCTACACCGGTCGTCGCGGGCGCGGCAGGAATAGCCGCCGTAGCGGGCGCACCGGACGGCCCCAAGATGGTAGAAGCGGGCTTACCCGGCGCGCCCGGTGTCGTCACGGTCAACGCCTTCTTGATGCTTTCGGCTTGCGCGGCGACTTTCTTGGCGTCGGCAGAAGGCACATTAGTGTTTTCGGCGATGATCTTGTCGAGCGTGTCCATCGTGTTCTGATAACCGATCACGGGCTTGTCGCCGGCCAGCTTGCGCACTTCACCGTAATCGCGCGTTGCGTTAGCGTCGCGCAGCGTATCAATTTTCTTGACAGTATTTTGGTACGCGAACCGAAGTTTTTCACCGATGTTCGTTTCTAGCAGTTCGCCCGGTATGCCTTGCGGTGCGCTGAGGCGGTCCGCCAGTTCGGTGACGCGATTCGCGCCGGCAGTGACCTGTTTGAGTTCATCGGCGTGCGCCGTACCCTTGGAGGGGAACAATTCACGCAACCGGTTTTCGACCGAGATAATCGCCTTGCTGCCCGTCTCCTGCCCGATAGTGAGCGGAATACCTGACGCCTGCGACGCGCGTGCGGCTTCAGACGGGGGTTTAGCAATGCCGCGCTCCGCACCCGCCATGCCCCCAAGCCCGCCGCCGACCAGCGATCCTGCGATTTGCCCCGGTACGCCGCCGATTTGCCGCCCGACTTCGCCGCCTACGCCGCCGCCCATTGCTGCACCGATGCGCGGCAGGGCCTTCGCTCCGCCCCCTGGCAGGACTGCCGAAGGCGCGGCCTCTAAGCCTGCGGCAACGATGCGTTGGCCCGCTGTGCGCGGTTCCGCGCTAGGACCAATCGAGCCGATTTGCGACAACTTCTGTTTGATCCATTCCGAACCACCAACAGGGGCTTGTTCTGCCTTCAGCTTCGCGCCGCCAAGGTTCGCCAAGCCTTTAACGCCTTCGATAGCCGAACTGGCGAGATCGACAGGCAAGCCCGCGACATCGGCCACGCCTTTAGACAGGTTGCCGCCGACGAATGCCGCCATGTTCTGCGGAGGTTGCTCAGGCGGTTTCCCTGCCGGTGGCGCGGAGGCGTTGACGACCGGCGCACTTTCCCAAGCGGCTTTACCGCCGCCAGGGGTAACCAAGGGGGCGTCTTGCCAGCCTGCCATTACGGTTTTCTCCGATGCGAGCCATCGGGCGCGGTGAATTCAGCACCTGATGGCAAAGCGTTGTATTCCGAATCCGACGAGATGCGCACGGGTGCGCCGGTATCCGAGGCCGAGGGGGCTTCACGCCCTGAGACACGCGCCTTCTGGCGGTTCATCACTTCGGTAGGCGCTTTGGAAGCCGCCGCCATTTCCTTTTCCATCATGCCAAGCACGGCGTTCAACTGTTCCGGCGTACTGGCCGTATTCAGCAGTTCGCGTGCATGTTCCTTGTCGGATACAGTCGGCGTGCCTGAAGGACTGATAGCGCGGGCGTAGGCGTTCACAGAAGTGTTCAGCGCCGTGCCGAGCGCGATCACGCGCGGGTCGCCCGTGCCGGTTTGCGCAGCTTGCAACGCACGGTTGACACCGGGGAACTCCGTGCGCGGCAGTGCGGCCGACGCTTGGCGCACCAAGGGGAAAGTTTGCTGCGCTTCAGTGACCGCCATGCCAACGTTCGTGGCCTTCGTCGCGCCCGTGCGCGCCGCCGCCTTCTCCCCCTGGAAGCTGACATTTGCCGCTGCGATGTCAGCCCCTGTACCGCCGGCTTCGCGTTCCTGCTTCATTACTTCGCGCCGCAACGCGATGATGTTCTTTGCGCCCTGCGCACCGCGCCCAAGGTTTTGATACACGGACGTGTCCCCTTGGCGAGCTTGCTGCGCCAAGAAGGTCAGGTCATCCGGCGAGAACTTGGCATCGTCGCCATTGCTAAGTGCGAGTGTCTGTTTGCGAAGCGCGATTGTCTCGCCGCGCAGTGCGTTCGATTCTGCGCGGGCTTGCTGCCTGTCTTCCAAAGATGCTTGCCGGTCCTGCGCGCGTTGATCAGCTTCACGCACGCGCTCTGCCAACTGGTCGTGCCGGTCGGAAACCGCTTGCAACTTCAGTTCGTTGTTGAACTGCATTTGCAATTGCGCGGATTGCTGCTTCGCTTGGCTGTCGAGCAACGGCGTAAGCTGCTGCAAGCCCGCCATCAGGTCCGCGCCGGACAAGCCTTGATCCTGCAAGACCTTAATGGCGCTTTGCATTGTGAGAGGACCGCCCGGTCCTTGCTGCTGAGGCATTTGCGGTTGCTGCGGAGGCGCGGGAATGCCTTGCGGCGCGGCTTGCTGAGGCGGCGGGCTAGTCGGCATCGGCCGAAACGGTGGGGGATGCTGCGGTTGTCCCTGCGGCAAGGGCGGCTGATTCACTTGCGCTTGCCCCGGCGGCGTACCGTGACCAGGCATTGGCATGCCGGGTTGCGGCATCGGCTGCGACGCTTGGCCGGGTGCCGGCGGCTGCGGAGGGGGCGGCATTTGCCCTTGAGGCTGCTGCGCCGGCATGCCGCCTTGCAGAAGTTGCGGCAAAGCGTTGCCGGCCGCCGCTTGCGCGGCTTGCTGACGCTGGCGGTCCTGCTGCGATTGCTGCCACGCTTGCAGGCGCATCTGCTGTTCTTGTTGTGCCTGCTGCTGTTGCTGCAGCTGCCCCTGGTACTGAATGAAGGCGGGAAGCCCGCTTACGTTGAATCCAGCCATGCCGCCTCCTAAAAACTACATTGTAAATCCGTACGTATTGCCTGCGCCGGTGTACGCCGAACTTGCGCCCGATCCTAATCCGAAACCGCCGTAACCCGTGCCGCTGTAATCGCCAAAGCTGCCGGTGTTGCCAAAGTAGCCCTGAGACGGCGAACCGCCGAACAGATTTCCCAGCGAGGATTGAAGCTGCGGATTGCTGCCTAAGCTGTTGATACCCTGCGACACCAGCGCGCCTGCTGCGCCTGCGCCTTGCGCTTGCGCGTTATAAGGCGTAGCCTGCGCGGCGTTACCGTAATTCATGTACTGAATCCCTTGCCCCTGGATGCTTTGCGCCGGTCCATACACGTTGTTGTTCAAATACTGGCCGTAGGTGTTGCCAAGCTGGCCGGGTGTTGCCGCCAGCGTCTGACCTGCGGTGTACGGCGTCTGCCCGCCTTGCAACGTGTAGCCAGCGCCTGCGCCGCCGAGCGCCCCACCTTGGCCGGCTGCTTGCCCCGCCTGCCCCACCGCTGCGCCGTAGCCCTGCAAGCCAGTTGCCTGGCGCTGCAACTGCTGGTTCTGCCAGTCGATATTGAAGTTGCCAAGCGCCTGGTTCGCGACACCCGCGCCGGCTGCGCTGGACCCGAGGCCGTACATCGAATTTGTCGCGCCCGTCTGGTCCTGAAGCTGCTGCACCGTGCGGTTGTAAAGCGCGTTCTGCGGATCGAGCGACGTCTGGTAAAGCTGCTGGCCGGCGTTCAACAGCCCCGTTTGCGCGCCGAACTGCTGGCCGGCGGCTCCTTGAAGCTGCTGGCCGAGCATGCTGTATTGGCTACCTGCCATGTTCGCGGCGTTCTGGTACCCGGGTGCGGTGTTGTCGTACGCCTGCATACCGGCGTTCAATGACTGGCCGCCGTACTGCTGCAAGTCTGTGTTGTTGTAGGTGTTGTAGTTCCCGGTCTGCAACGCCTGCCACTGCTGGTCGGCACTCTGAAGACCGGTCGGTATGTAGTAATTCCCCCCGCCGCCTCCGCTACCGCCTGAGGTGCCGGGGGCCATGGCAGAGGATATCAACCCGCCGGCCACAGCGCCTGCTGCCGAAGTGGCTATTGCCGCGCCTATACCGCTCGCTGCGAAGGGCATGATTTACTCCTTAACAATAACTTCCGGATCAGCAACCGCTTCCGCGTGGATACAGAGCCAAACGATGTCAGTCACCGCGTACACCTTGTGCGTTTCGCCCGCTTTGACCATCAAAGCGCAAGGCGCGTGCAGCGTTTGCAGGTCGCCGCCGACTTCCACTATCGCAATGCCGCTGCACAGAAACGATAAGTGGTCATAGTCGTGCACATGCTTGTCAACTTCCTGACCAGCGTCGAGCGTCTGTTCGCGGGCGTACACGCCGCCGGCAAAGTGGTGCTTGATCACTTTTCGCACCTGATCGAGATAATCAAACTGATACGGTCATCTGGCCCGTCGTTCACGACTTCATGCTCTTTCGTATTGTCGAAGTACCAAGCCTCGCCGGGGGCCATCGCGACTTGCTCGTTTTCCACTCGGTTGACGCACTGAGGGTTTGACTGCAAAACTGCATACAACTTCGTATTGTAATGCCGAACGTGCCAGCTATCGTCAACGTGCGGTAGGATGCGCCCGCCTGGGGGGATCTTCGTAATCAGGATACCGCCAAGCCGGGTTCCTTCCACGCGCGCCATCAGCCCGAAAACGATTGGCCGCGCTTGCGGCAACGCATACCACTCGGGGTAGAAAATCGGGTCGTGCGCATCGTTGAAGGTTGACCAGTCGCCTGATTCCTTGAACGGCTTCTCGTCGTTGTAACGCAGCCAGATATCCGAAGAGCCAACGTGCGGGCTGTTCTCAAAGCCTTCCTTGCGCCACTTGTGCCGGTTCCACAGCTTTGGCTGGCGCGCGATGGCGAGCAGCAAAGGCGCGGTGTCGATTCCCTGCGCGATTTTGACTAGATTGTTCACGAACCACCTTTCATCTGCGCGGCAACGTGCAAACCGCCAAGGCCAAGCATGCCAAGCGTGAGCGTGGCGAGCGGGCCAATATCGAGGCCTGGAAGTGCGAGTGGGTGGCCGAGCGCTTGCGATACGGCGTTCGTGAGCGGTTCGCCCACGAAGTTCCAGAAGTAGCCCATAACGCAAACCCAGCCCAAGCCCCCGCGCCAGTGTTGCAGCGGATCGGTGCTCGTGGCTTCGGCCTGGTCAATCGCCATCTGACCCTGGACCATCGCGAGCACGGCGGCGAGCTGCTGCTGTTCCTGCTGCGACTTGTCGGGCCATATCTTGTTGACGATGGTGCTCGCGAGGTCGAGCGCGCCGGTAACGGGATCGAGTGCCATCAGAAGGCTCCTGTAAGCATGATGCGCGCAAGGTTCTGCGCACGCTGGCCGACCTGGTTCGCCCAGGTGCTATTGAGCATTTCGCTGTAGGCCGTGTTCCAATCGGACGCTTGCACGGCGGCGAGCATATGGTGGAACTGAAGCAGCGCGCCGCCCATGTTGAACGCCATATCGACAATGACGCTTTGGCGCACGTCGTCAAGCGTGCTCCACCAAGGGAGACTGGCGTTAAGAAAAGCGACCGTGCGCGCGATGTCGTTCGCGAACATCAAATCGATTTCATCATCGCTCACGCCGACGCCGGTCAGGTTGCGCCCGATTCCGACCGACACATTTCCTGTCGTGTCGGTATAGATCGAATGCTTGCGGCCTTCTTCGAGCGATAGACGCGCCTTCAGCGCCACCGGATCGAAGCTCACAGCTTGCCTACTGCGGTCAGGATGTCGGTAACCTTCTGCTCCGTCGTTTTGGCGGCGTCTTCCACGATGGCGGTCAGCGCCGGCGCGAACGAGTCAACCGTGGCCGACTTGGCGTGCAAGCCGATCAGCGATTCGAGCTTCTCAGCAACCGACCGGCCATCCGCCACGATGGCGTTAAATTCTGCTTCCAGTGCTGCGAACATGGTGAACTCCTAGTTGAAGAATTTCTTGAAGCCCCCGGCCGCGCCATAGGCGGCAAGCCAGAGCATAAGATAAAAACAGGCTTTCCAAACTAAGGATAATACGCCTTTGCCGATGTTCAATTGGAAACGCTGGGTTGCTCGCCTTTCCAGTTCATCAACGATAGCTTTCACGTCGCTTTCGGTAAGCGTTCTGTCGTCCATTCCTGTTCCCCGATTTGCTTGGCCGTTTGCCGTTGGCTTAACGCCACGGCGTTATTAAGTGAATCCTGCCTTTGAACGACTTCATTACGCATTGATTCCACTGCTGCCTGTACGCCGCCGGTCGTGCGTGTCGCTTCCACAAGGAGGACGGGTAGCCAAGCTATTGAACAATCGAAGCGGTCAATCTTCGCGCCTGATTGCGGGTGCATGCCGGTGATGTGAACCCAAAATTTGCAACCATGTTCGATGCACGGCTTTTTAAGAAGAGGACAAACCGGACCTTTACTCATGTCTTCTGGCACATAATGACAGCCGCTACGAGCACGTTGAACGTCTTGGTGTGCGAGTGCGCCGTGCCGCTGCCGGCGTTCTGAATGCTAATGCCGGTGGCGCTGGCCTGGATATTCGCGGTTGCTGAGTTAGTAGGGAGCGGACGCGTGTTAGATATACCCTGGTTGGCGGCAAGCATAGCCGCAGCGCCAGCTGACGCTAACAGATCGGACGGGTAGATATGCGAGTGCCCCGAATCCGTGTGCGTGTGGGAAGGGTCATTCACGCCGTGATTGTGCGCCGCCAACTCGGCCGTAGTGAGCGCGTGTCCGTCTGAAGTCCAAGGCAGGGCAAACATAGTACTGTAGCCGTTCACACCGCCTGTAAGCCCTGCATTCGAAGGGTCGATCTGGATAGTGTGATCGGTGATAGTCGCATCGATTGTCCAACCGACCGGAGCCGCTAGTTGGTGGAAAATCGTGCGCGTGCCTGAAGGCGCTGTCAGCGTGCCGGTCGGGTTCGCGTTTGCGTTCACCTGATTCACGATGAAATTGAAGTCGGCCATAACCGGCGTGGCATCAACCGTCTGACCATTCTGAATATTGTTCGGTAGCGTTCCGATGATAGGCATTGCTTACCCCTGATTCGTGTAACCGGTGTCTTGATACCGGGCGAAGAACGTACCGATTGACAAGCTGTTTGCGGCGGACGCTTGCACGTCAAGCGCCATCTTCTGAAACACCAGCGGCGCTTTCCACGGGATGTTGAACACGTGCGGTATGCGCTGCGAAGTCGTCCAGATCGCACCGCTGCCCCAAACCGCCCCGCCGCCCCACGTGATGCCAATCGGCGGCGTGGTCACTTGCGCCGAGCCAAGCGTATTGTTCTGATCGTCGTATCCGGTAATCGTGTACTGCACTGACAAGCCGCTTGACGCGAATTCTATCGTGGATTCGACCACTTGCACTTGCTGCATATGTCCCGTCTTCGGGAACGATGACGACTTCAAGTGGCTTACGAGTTGCGTGCCGTTGTCGAGATACGTGCTCGTGGTTGTCGGGATACTTTGGCTGATGAACAGCGCCGCGCCGTGATCGATGCCCGAAATGACGAAGTTATTGCCGAACTGTGCAATCGCGTCATAGGTGAACGTGTGCGGGCCTGTCCAGCGCTTGCGCCGGATGTCGAACCAGTAATCGTTTGTCTGCTGCACGCCCTGAATCGTGGTCGCGACGCATACCCGGAAGATATTGCCTGAGAACGATGCCGCGATGCGCGAGGGCGTAATCGCGTTCTGGAAAGGCACTTGCACGTCCGCCACGCCATCATTACCCGGCGTGTGCGACAGAGGCGACAGCACGCCCAGGAAGTTCAGGATGTACGGCGCGTCTACGCCGATAAAGAAGATTCCGAACGGCCCTTGGACCACGCTGCGCGGCGCGAGGCAACCCGTTGTGAGCGTGATGTAATTCAGCGCCAGGTTGTTCGTTGTCAGGTCGCCCGTGATCTGCCATATGCTCGATCCTTTGAACACGACCAGCGCGCCGACCACGCCGGCCGACGTTGTCTGGATCGGGAGGCCGGATTGCGCGGTGATAGGCGTAGTGTCGCCAAGCGTCACCGACTGGCTGGCGTTCGTGCGCGTGAGCGGCACAAGCACATCGCTAAAGTAATCGACGTTGCCGAATGCATACCAAGCACGGTTGTTGTAGTTCGCAACCGAAGTCGGCACGCCGGGGAGCGGGTTTGTTGCGGTGTTCGCTGACGTGTAGGTTGGCGCGGCCGGGTTCGCGATATCAATCACGCCGAAGAAATTCGAGCCGGTGCCGTTAAACCCCGGATGCGTCATGATTATCTTAGTGCTCACGACCGCAAACGTAGGCGGAGTCCACGCGCCCGTGGTCGCGGGGGAGGTCGGCGTATTGCCCGCCGTCGCGCCAGTAATCGCGATGAACACACCGCCAACAAGGTCGAATGCGAACGGCTCATCGTGACCGGGGAAAACAGCATCGCTTACCCAGCCGTACGCCACGTTCCCGATCACGACGAAACCAGCAATGAAAGTCGGGCTTGACCCGAACACCGTAGGCGACGTGCCGACGCCCGGACGGCTTACGACCAGTTCGGGGTTCGCTTGATCGAAGACAAGGTTCGTGAGTGACTGGCACGCGCCAGCGAACGCGTCGGTGGCGTCGAACGCGTCACAGACGCCTTTGGCAGTGAATCGTACCGGCTGTCCGTTGCGGATTGGCACAACGTCTCCTAGTCGGTGATCTTCGTCGGCTTGAGCGTCCGATTCGAATGGAAACGGCGGGGATCGAGCTTCACGGATTTGACGACCTGCTGTTCGTCGCCTTCCATGATGATATGGATTCTGAGCATCGCATCGCAACGTGCCTGATACTCGGCTTCGCGCGTGTCGTCGGTGACTTGCATCAAACGCTTGGCGGTGGCCGTGATCAGGTAATCCTGATCGGGGAACCACGGGATGACCGCCGATGACTCGGGCGTCGCGATGTCCGGTTGCTTCACCATGTACCGGTGCGTCAGGCTGATTGCGCCGGACGACTGCGGGTAGATGAAAAGCTGGCCGGCGGACGGCGGTATCTGTTGAAGCGCCTGCACCTCGTCATACAGGATCGTCATGAACTCGTAAGGATAGTTCGCAATCGACGGATCCTTAAATTCCTGATCGTACTCTTCCGTACTGATCGGATTCAGGAAGTACGGCAAGTTGTTCTGCTGGAAAAACAGGTCGTACGTGCGCTGGTAGTTCTGCGGCAAAACGAAAGGGCCAAAGTTATTGGCTTGCACCGGAATGAATTCAGTCTTGCGATTGATTTTCAAGTCGCGGTGCAGCCAAAGGTCTTCCAACGTCATGTTCAAGAACTGCCCGCCCTGCGTGAGGAAGCCGGGGCACTTGGCAATCTGGCACGCCAAGGTGACAATTTGTTGTGACGTTAGATACGCCATTACGCCGCCTTCTTGACCATGCCGATTTTCGCCTTGCCTTTGGCGATTTCTTCGTCAATATGCTTGATCTGCGTCGGGTAGTTCTTCAGGTGCGATGCTTCGGCGGACGGCAGTTGCTTGCGCTTCTGCTTTTCCATCAAGTCGGCATACGCTTCCATGATCTGGATTTTTGTGCGCTCGAGCTGGCCGAGGCGTTCTTCCAGTACGGGGATTTCAAGCGCTTGTTGCTGGCGAGCCAGCGATTCGCGGCAAGTGTCCATCCGGTCGTCAAGCGACTCCTGCGACTCGTCGGCGTACAGATAGCCACTGATCGACAGCGAAGCGCCGTTCGGACCCGGCATATTGATTTGGAAGTTACCCAAAACGGCAGTTTTCTGATCCATGTTTCCTCTTAGTGTCTGCGTTCGCCGCCGCGCAGAACGCGGTCTTGCGCAACTTTATAGGCGTTCTCGTTCGAACCCATGATGTTGTTCTCGTGGTCCCACGTGCGCGCAACGATTTCCTTCACCGAACGCAATAGGTCAGTGCGAAACTCGTAGGTCGAACCGTGGTAATACGGGGTACCGTTGATCCTGATTTCGGTCCCGCCGCACGGCGCGAGATCGATACGATACCAATACACGTCACTACCATCTTCAGCGATGCGCGAGAAGCGCTCTGTGACGTTGGTCGTGAACATGGAGTTCTGAGCCTGCGCCGACAAGCGCGCGGATTCTTCTTCCGCGATCAGGCGCGCAGCACCCGAACGGCGCAACTCACCTTCGAGTTCCGCGATTCGGGCTTTCAACTGCTCCGAGGTTTCCCCCGGAGCGCTTGCGTTCAACTCTTCGTCATCCCCGTCTTTCGACGGGTCGTGGGGGGTGCGCGGTGGCATCTAAGTCAATCTCCGATTACGGGGTTGTCACAGTGCCGCCAGTATACCCCGGCGTAAATGCGGAACCAGCTTCAACGCGAGCCAAAAACGCTTGGTTGAGGATGATCGAGCCGTAAAAGACCTTCCACGACACGACACGCGTCTGATTCAGCGGGTCCGACTTGTCCGCGCCCGTCAGGTAGTGGAATTCCGGGTTTTCGAGCAGCACTTGGCCGTAGGAGTGGTTGCCGATGTAGATGGTCGGGAACACGCTCACGCCCGTGGCGGGAGCAGCCGGCGGCGTTTGCGCCACGCCGATGCCCGTGAGGGTCACGGTCTGGTTCGGGAGCAACTGCGTAGCTTGGCCAGCGAGCGGGCCGGTGACAGGCACGCCCAAGCCGATGGCGGTTGCCAGGTTCGACGGCGTGGCCGACGTGCCGATGTACACGTTGAAGATGTACCCGGCCAGTTGCGGCAGGACAACGCTGATCGAACCCGTCGGGCCGGTGACGCTGATCGCGTTCGACACTTGGTAGATGACCTGCTCAACGGACGTTTGCGCGGGCGCTGCTGTCACGATGATCTGGTAACCGGCATTGGTCGCCAGCGTGCCGCCGGACGCGGACGCGGTGCCCTGGATGGCGGCTGCACCCGTGAAGTACGGCATCATGTTCGACTCAACGAACCGCGAACCGCCGAACGGGCCGAGTTCGTTGTTGTACAGGCGGTTCACATCGCTGTACGACCACGCGTTCACGACCGTCGTGTTCTCACGCATGTCCTGCGCCGACAGCGGGTGAATCAGCGCAATGTAGTGCTGCATGACGGCGGGAGACTTCGACGGGTCGCGGTAAGCGCCGGCCTCAATCATCATGTCTTCACGCTCGTCGCCCATGAAGCGGGGCACGCCGAAGGTCAGGAACGAACCGACAATGCGGTTGTTCTCATGCGGCGTCATCACGTCGGTTGCCAGCAGGTTCGCGCGACTCGCTTTGCCGTTCGCGTAGTTCACTTGCGTAGCTGCCATCAGCGTGTTGAACGTGTTGCGCTCAAGCGTTTCGGGCAGTTGCAGCGCGACCAGTTCGCACGCTTGCTGGAACAGCGGGTGCTTGATGGTCAGGTTCGCGACGTCGGTGATGATGACGCGATCGCCCCACTGTTGCGCGGTGGCCGAGACTTGTTGCAGGGCCATCCCTTCGCCGGGAGGCGCTACGCCTTCTTGCAAGGGCGCGAACGGCAAGGGCAAGCGCTGATAGCGCGAGGCCGTGTAGGTCGTGCCGCGATTCGTGTCGAGCTTCAGCGGTTTGCCGAACTGGTATGCGACCAGTTGCCGGCGCGCCAGCGGCTCAACTTCTTCTTGAATGTACGCTTCAACGTCGGCCGTGAAGCTGGTCGATTGGTTGGTCACGCCGGGGAACAGCGTCGACAAAGCCCGAAAGAGGGCCAATTGACGGAAAGATTTCATGGTTTCCTCTCAGGGTTAAATATTCACGTTGTCAAGCCGCGAACGCAGCTTGTCACGGTCGGAACTCGGACGGCCTCGTCCTTGAACATCGCTGCGAACGCCTGCGGGCTTGCCGCGCGGAACTGCCGGCGAAGATTTCGCTTTCGGCTTCAGTTTGCCGTCCGCAATGTCCTTGCCGAGCATCCAGTAGTAGACATCTTCGCGGGAAGCCATCTGACCGCGCGATTGCGCTTTCTTGACTTCCTCTTCCACGCGCTCGGTGTACTTCGCGCGGCGCGGTTCGCTGGCGATCTTGGACTCGAAGCGCGCCCGGTCGGACATGTCTTGCGCCTGGAACATCGCTTGCCGTGCTTCGGCTTGCGTTGCGCGTAACGTGCGGTTCGCCTGAATCTGCCAGCGTTCCATTTCCGTCACGTCGGCGGCGCGCAAGCGCTCTTCTTCGCGTTGGAACTCCGTGTCTACCGCTGGCGTGCGGGAAGCGCGTTCCCGCTCTTCCGCTGCGCGGCCGCGCCGTTCGACTTCAGCTTCCAGCCGAGCCAGACGGTCAGCAGCATCATCACGGCGTTGGCGGGCAGCAACGGGAGGATCATCAGGAAGATCGTCGTCAGGAAGATCGTCAGGCAAATCATCGTCGGGATCAGGTGCAGGAAGATCATCAGGGAGGTCATCAGCATCGCCGTCAATCCCCGGAAAGAGAAGTCCTAGCAGCTTTTTCAGCAGCTTGTTCATTTGTGGTTTAGCTCCAATCGCCCGCGCCGATCTGCGTGCACGTGGCTGTAGGCGTTGCGCCGACAGCCGTGATCTGGATGATGAAATCGCGCCACGTGGAAGCAGCGATGGTTTGCGTACCGTTCAGCGTCCAGCCGGTGTTGGTTGTTACCGTCCAGTTGAACGCGCCGGTTGCGCCGCGCCCGATCCGAAGGGTCGTGGTCGAGCCGACTACGGCTTGCTGGGGGGTAAGCGTGGCGATCATCGAGGCGACTGTCGGGAGCGTGAGAGCCGCGCCCGCGCCGATGGTACCCGTCAGTTCAAGGACAGTTTCTTCCGCCGCCATGACCTGTGATTGCGTTGCGGTAAAACCAGTCGTGTTGGCGGCGGCGTTATACACTGCGGCCTGCCAAGGGTTGATCGACAGAACAGCATTGATCAAGCTGATTTGATCCGGCATTGAGCCGTTATCTGCGATCACAGGCGTCTGGCCTTGGATCGCCGGGAACAACGAGCCGATCAGTTCGGCCAAACGTAATTTACGCACGATACGCTCCTAGAAAGGCTTTCGCCGGTTATATGCTGTTTGTTACGAATTGTCAATTTAACGCACGCGACGCGCACGAATGAAGCCCGTCGCATTCAAAGTGCTCACGGTGAAGCCGATGTTTGCGGGGCAAAAATATGTCGTAGATGCGGCGAGACTTACCCGCACGACCGGAGACGCGAAAGTTTGCGCGGCACCTTGCGCGGCGGTGGCGTTCATCTGGATAAACGAGCCGAGCGCGCCGAATGCGGTTCCTGAATTGCTTACGCCGAGAATGACACCTGAAACAACTGTCGTTCCTGCGGGAGCCAATGACACCAGGCATTCTACGTCCCAGTCGCCTGCGGAAAGCGTCAAGCTCGTGGCGGCTGCCGTAGTGCCTGACGTGAAAGCGGTCGGCCCCGTTTGGTTGGTCAGGAATTCACCTACGCTACCGGTTGCGGCGTTGCTGTTGGTCGTCACTCCAACAATATTCGGTTGGTTGACACTCGGTTGATTGAAGGTGCAAGTAGCGCCCGCGTTGCACGAATCCGTCGCGGCGTTCCCCGTGTAATTGTTAGTGATGTTGCCTGTTAGGTTGTTACCGCTCAGGACATTGATCGTGCCGCCGTTGTTGATGCCGAACTTCTGCGTCGTGCTGCCGGAGACGTTGGTGATCGTGTTGCCGGTGACATCCGCCGTCACGCCTGCCGAAATGAAGAGTCCCGTAGCCGAAGAGCTTGCGTTCTGGCCGACATTCGTGATCGTGTTATTGCTGACCGTTATGGCCGTACCGCCGGCCAGCAAAATGCCATCAGCGGATTCACCATTAATGATGTTGTTCGTCAGCTTTATTGTGGAACCGTTGTCAATCTCGATTCCGCTGCCGAGACCGGAAGCGGCCGTAGTGCCGAGCGGGCCGGTCAAGCCTGTGCCGGACAACTCGAAAAAGCAATCGGATATCTGAACGTCACCCCCTTGGCCGGTGAACAGAATCTCATCGTTGCCGTCGCCGCCCAGGAAGCAGTTGGTCAAACGGGGGCCAAATAGAGGCTGGCCTACGGTCCCAACTATCGCGAAACCGACATTCGTATTGCCAAACGTGAAAATCTTATCCATGTTCGATAAGCTGATGGACGTTGCGCCGCCCACGTTGAACGACTGGATAATGAATCCGTCGTGCCCGTTGTCTTCCGACAGCACGTTGCTCATGACCCATTGCAACGGGCCAACGGAAACGTTAGTAACGCTTACGCCGTCAAACCCGTTGTTAGTCACCGTCACATTCGTGAGGTAGCTGGTCGTCGTGTCGTGCAACACCAAACCGATGTACTGGTTATATACGTAGACATCGTGAATATTGGCGTATTGCGTCGAGCCGTTGAATTGAATACCGTTGCTGCCTACCGCCGCCGTTCCGACCGGCGAAACAGAACGGGTAATCGTCACGTTGGCGATTGTTATCCAAGTCACGTTTGCCGTTACCGCGATACAGGCGTGGCCGGTGTTGTTCGTGCAGTTTATGATCACGCCCGCGCCAGTGAATGCGCCCGGTGCGAAAGTCGCGAAGCTTGGGCCTTCCAGTGCTTGACCGGCGGTCAGGACAATATTGTTGTCGAGAACCTGGTAGTTGCCGTCCGGTACGAAGATCGATTTGCCGACCGCGACCGCGTTCACGAATGCGGTTGTGTCGTTGGTCGAGCCGTCGCCCTTTGCACCGCACCAGCGCACATTCGTGACGTTCCCGGTTGTCTGCCGATACCAACTGCGCCCGGACGCATCGTTGAAAATCGTGCAACCGTTCGCGGTTGTTGTCGCGCCGATGTTGAAGAGCCCCGCGCCAGCATCGCCCGCCGTCGAGAACCCGGCGATGATCACTTGCGACTGCGGAAGCGTGGCCGACGTGGCGGCGTTCAAAGCCGCGATTGTCGCGAGTGTGGGCGCGTAGGGCGTGAGGCCGGTTGTCGTACCCGTGCCGCCGTTAGCCGGCGCAACGATGCCCGAGACGTTGGAAGCGATTATCGCGCTGTTGCAGCCGAACCCCGAACCGTTCGTCCATTGCAGTGCCTGCGCGGCGCCGTTACAGCCGGTGACGGTGACCGCTGTCGGGCTGGCCGGGGAGCCGGTAGCGTTGCCTATGATCGTGTTCGCGGCTTGCGTCGCGTGGTCCGCCAGGGTGACGAGGCCGGTTGCGTTGAACGCGCTTTGAACAGTCAGGGCGTTGTACGTCGGCGACGGATAGGTCTGCCCGAGCGCGACCGTCGAGACGAAAAGGAGAAGCGCGAATAGTTTTTTCATGATATCGAGACGGCTCCGCCATTGTTCCAAAGTACGCCCGCCGTTGCGGGGCGCGTGGTCGGCAAAGTAGATGCCCATGCGGTGGAAGACGTGTTCAAGATTGCTGCCAGTTCGTACAGCGGCATTGTGCACTTAACGAGTTGACCGTTCTGCGACTGGTGGATCGTAACTGTTTCCGCGCCGGTCAGCGGTTGCGGTAGGCCGTAAAGTTCGGTCATGATTGCGCGAGTGTCCCGCCGTTATTCCAGATGACGCCCGCCGTGCCGGGGAGCGTTTTCGGGAGTGCGTTGAAGTAGAGAAGGAACGCCGCCGCGAACAGCGGGGGGCTGATCGGCTGGCTAGCGAGCAAATTCAGGTCGGCCGTTGTCTGCTGGCAAATCGAGTTGATCGCCCGTTGAATCTCATTGACCGGTACGCCGACCCCTTCGGATCGGACAATCGGGGCAATGATCAGGAATTCATCAGACATTGAGGTTCTCCAATCTGCTTCTCACAGAAGGATACCCCGGCGCGGCGCTCATGCCCCGCGAAATCAGAAAAGCTGCCAGTTCACGACCGTATCCGCTGTCGCGTACGTGGCTGTCGGCTTCAAGTTCCTGCGCGGCGCACATCGCGAAAAAGCGTTCTGTCCGGAAGAACGCTTTCCCGGTCAGAATCCATCCGAGGCGCTTCCACGCGTGTTTATGCTTGATGTGCGCGGCTTCGTGCATCGATACCGCGATTTGTTGCTCAATCGGCAATGCGTAAAAACGATCCGTCGTTTGGATCGTTCCCCACAACGTTGATCGAGCAATATAGCCTTTCATCGCGGCCCCATCTGCGGGTCTGCGACTTGGTCAGGGTGCACCATACCCGGCGGTCCTTGCGGGCGCGGCTGGCCGGGTTGCGCGCCGGGGCGCGGTGTTCCGGCGACCCCCGGTGCTCCGCCACCGGGTACGCCCGGCTGGCCGGGTTGCGGTCCTGCTGGCTTCGGCATCTTCTGTTGCATTGCTTGCATGTGCGCCTGGATGTGCGCGCGGAACAACCCGACCGGGTCGCCTGTCATCTGCGCGCCGTGCATGTGCGTTTTCAGGTGGCGTTGGTCATCATCCGCCGGGTGCACTTCAGCAGGCATGCCGTTGTGCATCATCAGGTTCTCGTCTTCGGGATCGACGTGGAACAGGTTGCGTTCATCGATCAGAATACGCGGCGCGACTTCGGGGCCGAATATCTGTTCGGTGCCCATTTCCAGGATCGGACCGACATTCAGCCGGCGGCCGTCAAGCTGTTGCGGCGGCACGCCGCGCAGCACGTTCATCCAGGCAATCATCTGCTGCATGCGTTGCATGCCGGTCTGGTAGGCCGTACCGCACCAACGGAAGAAGTAGCGCTCGCTGAAGGCTTGCACGGGAATCTCTTCTTGCTTCGCGCGTGCGCCGACTTCGCCCATCGTGACGACCGTCAGTTCCTTGGTGCGGAACTGGCGGTCGAGTTCGAACATGCGTTCAAGTAGCGGATTCAGGATCACGCCTTCGTAGCGCTTGGCGTGGTCGATAATGTTCGATTCCTGCGATTGCGCTTGGGCTGCGGCTTGCGCCTGATTCTTGCGCCCCGGCGGCATCTTGCCAAGCATCGCATCGTTCACGTCCATCGACTCTTGAATCTGCGACTTGATGGCGTTGCACAAGCCCACGGCGTCTTTGTAGATCGCGGGGAACTGCGCGAACTGCGTCGTTTGCGGGTTCGTCAGCCAGACGGCGGCCAAGCCCATGACCATTGACTGATAGTTCGGGTTGGCGAGCGGGTCGGTCATCACGATAGGCAGGAGCGCATATTGCGCGCTGTCTTGACCCATATTCCAATAGTCGTTCAAGTTCCATTGCAGGTACTTGACCGGCTCTACCCGCGAGATTCCGTAGATCGTGCCCTGGATGCGCTCAACGGGCGCGGTGATAAGCGGGCGCTTCTTAGTCCAAAATGGATTGCGGATAATGCCAAGAATGATTTCAGGACCGGCGTAGTAGATGAAAACCGGCTCTTTGCCCTTGCTCTCTTCCAGTTCGATGTTCGTGTGAACTTCATAAATAAGTGCGTACTTATACGTACCTTCCGTGCGCACGCCCGCGTCTGCGGTACGGCGCTTGTTCGGGACACGCTTCTGACGGCCGCCGTCCGGCTCGTTCAGGTTGTCCATTATCTCTTTTGCATTCCAACCGACGAAGACGCCTTCGTCAATAAACTGCTGGACGGATTCTTTCGACAGGCGCAAGCGTACCGCGGTAGCGATCGCGCGCTCAATGTCGTTCACGGTCGGCGGGTAGACTGCCACGTCATCAACCGCCAGCGGCGTGATGTCGGGCATCTCGTCAACGATTTCTTTCTCTTCGAGGTCCCATTCCTCATCAACCGTCGTGTCTTCGGCTTCAACGCCGTCGTCACTCGCGAGGATCGGCGGCTTCTTGACTAGCTCGGTGATGCGCCGCGTCGTGCGCATCCAATCGACGTAGAGACACCACTGGCCGGTCACGTCGCCCGACAGCAAGTCGGCGCGAACGATGTCCTTCAGGTTCGTCTTTCGGATGTAGTGTTCAAGAAGGGCAAGCGTAGGAAAAGGAGTGACGCTTGCAGGCCCGACAGCGTCAACGTGCTTGTAGTTCGCGGGAAAAAGCGTTGCAAGGGTGCGTTTGCACCGTGCATTGATCGCGTCTCGAACAGCGGGTATGTAGCACTGGCTGTTGCCGGTGTACTGCTGGTTTTCGTCGGGGCGCGCATTATAGATATTCCAGTACTCTTCCACCCAGTCGGACTGCTGTTGCTTGTTCTCGTAACACTTCTGAATCTTCGGGTACAGCTTGCAGGCGTCGAGATAGGCATCCGAAGTCATGTCTTCAGCCCAGTTCTCTAACTCCTCGCCCGTCTTTTCAGCGTCAATCGCCCGTGAATCGACAATCTCGATTACGGGTTCATCCTTCTTTTCTTCTTTCTTTTTTGCGCGCGCCATCAACCAATGACCTTACCTTTGAGCTTGTTCGCGAGCTTCGAACCGGTGTTCCGATCCTTCGGCACGCGCTTGGGCTTGTCGTCGGCTTCCGGCTTCTTCGAGGTCTTGCCGAAGAACTCGCGCACGTCGCGCGATTCGGACGTGCTTTTGCCGTCCTTGTGATGCTTCATCATGTCAGCCGCCCATGCGTGGGGTTTTAGGCGTTCCTTTGCCCTTACCCGGATCGGTATCGCGTCCGCCCTTCTTGACCTGCTCGGGCGAAGCGGGCTTCTTGTCGCCGGTGTAGACCCGCGACATGCGCCCCTTCTTGGCTTCCATTACAGCCCCTTGCGGCGCATCACTTCGCGCATCGGGCCGCCGGTCAGCTTCTCGCCAACCTTTTCGGGTTTGCCGTGCGCGCCGCCTTGCTGCTGGCCTTTGTAGAAGGAAACGGGGTTTTGCGAGGGGGCTTTCGGGGTGATGGTACGGGAAACGGCCATGTCATTTTCTCCTTAAAGCGGTTCGATGGGCTCAATTGCCCAAGTGAAAGTTACACGGTGCATCTTGCCGTCATCAGGCAGATTATCGTTCAAATTCAAAGTCAGAAGATTCATCGCTGCGGGCAACAGGTCGATCACTGATGCCCGCGGGCTATCTTCCGTAGAAATCAAGATTACTTTATCGGTCAGCATCAACGTCTCGGCAGAGAAGTGAAATAGGTTGCGCCTTGCGGATTAGTACCAGAATGTAAATCATCCGGCAAGGAATTGCCAGCGTTCGAGCAAATGACGTAGGCCGCGCACTCCAGGCCCTCGATCAGCGTACGGTGCGGGCCGCGCTCCGGTTCCGTGTTCTGCTGGCCGTTCTTCATGACCGGAAAGTTATATCCGCCCGCCATCGCGTTCATCGTGTGCCGCGCGTTGCTGTCGACCAGGAACAGCCGCCGGCCCTTCATCTCCGTCCTGATCAGCGGCGATAGCGTGCCGCGCGCCATCGTGGAGTAGGCCGCGCGCATCGGGTTCAACTTCGCCGCGCGCAACGCCGCCATGAGCGGCAAGCGGTCTTGCTGGTCCATCACATCGGCCGGGAGCCACGCCGTGACACGTGCTCGCGGGAATGCCGCGCGCACCAACTGCATCACATCTGGTACGGCTTGCGCCGGCGAAACAGGCGATATCCAGTCGGCAACAGCCACAAGGCGTTCGCCTTCAACCGCCACAAGAACAGCGGTAGTCTCATTGCCTGTGGCGTTAAAGCAAATAGCCAAAGCGTCGCGCGCTGTCGGTTCGTACTCGCTCGTAAGGTTCTTTTCGCCGAAGTCTTCATACACCACCGTTCCGGAAAAGACGCGTTGCGCGTAAGCCAAGGCATTCAAGATGTCTCGCTTGCCTGAAGGGAAGTTCAAAATCTCGGCGACGAGCTGCGCATGCGCGCCGCGCCCGCCGACCAACACAATGTCGCCCGCTTCAAAAAACGGCTGCAAGCCCATGATGAACTGTTCCTTCGAGCGGTCCTGCGGGGCCTGGATCGCTTTGAGCGGCAAACTCTCGCCGCGTCGCAACATCTCCGCGCGCATTGGCTGAAGCAACCATTCGTCTAGAGAATTCTTTTCAATCGCCACCGTTGCGCCGTCAAATCGGCTGGAGGTACCAAAAGCATCCGCGATGATTTGGTCTGGCTTCCAGTACTCGCCGGAACTGGCGTGCACAAGGATTTTGGTGGCGAGGCGGGAAACAACCACACGTCCAGTCCGATCAGAAGTGCCAACGTTAGCGGTGCGAGCAGGATCCACAATGAGAGTCTTAGGAAGCCACGGGGCCGGGTCGAGCGCTGTCTCATGGATGTGCTCCGCTTCGAATGGCTTATCCTGACTGCCGATTGCCATCAGCATGTATTCTTGCAGGAAGCCGCGCAACTGGCCGGCGCGTTCCGCCTGGTCCCGCTTCTTGCGAATCCATTCCATCGGGTAGCGTTCCGGCCACAGTGCGGCCGTCGCCGGGTTGTCGATATCCCCGTTGCAAATCGGGTATGACCGCGCTGTCCAGTCGGGGTTCGTCCGCATGCGCACGATCATGCAGTCTTCAGCCAACGGCGTGCCGGTCACGCGGATTTTCCCTTTCTCCTTGTCCATCGCGGGCATGAGTTCGAGATAAATCTTGCGCATCGAGGCGTCAACCGCTCCCTTCGACTTGACCCGCTCCTTGTTCTCAACGTCGTCCAGGTAGCAGCGGTCGGGGCGCAAGTCATGCCACTTGAAGCCCCGGATTTCCTCTTCCCACCCGTGCGCCTCGATCATCACACCGTTGGCGAGCTCGATCTGATTCTCATTCCACACGTTGCCGGCGACTCTCAGCTTCCCGAATAACGCCAGCAACTTCATGTTCTTCAACGCTTCGAACTTGATCGCCTCGAGCCGCTGGCAGGCTTTCGTGTACGTCTCGCCCAGGATGATGCAGTAGCCAAAGTTCTGGAAGCAGGCTTCCATGAGAAGGAATTCTTCCGAGAGAGTAGATTTCCCCCCTTCCCGGAACATCTCAATCAGCACGAACTCATCCTGGCTCCGCCACAGGTCCATTACTTCCACATGCGCCGGGGGCGACGCCTGCGGGTGCCGGTGCGGGAACACCATCGTGCTCGCTAGCGCCCGGTCTTCCGAAATGATGCGCAGCGTCGCTGCGCTGGTCATGCTCGCCATCAGGACAGGTACGAATTATCGAACAAAGTGATGTTCAGCAACCCCGCAACCTCGCTTGACGCCTGCCCGACGCTGATCACGCGGATCGCGGTGTCTGTCTTGCTCGGCAAGAAAATTTCACCTGGCACGGCTTGCTCGAAAGGAAACCCGGAGTTGATGTCGAAACGCAACCCGATGCTCATGGCCCCGCCGCCGTTGTCCGCGCGACCAACCTGGGCGAAGTTCGCGGCGCCCGCGCCTGCTAGCGAGAACTGCACCAACGTAACCACCGCGCTCATGCCCGCCGCCACGGTGTAGACGCCCGATGCGCCGATGCCGAAGCCCGCGCGGATAATCGCCTGCACGTTCGCGCCGCCCGACTGCGCCACAGTGATGTCCCCCGCGTTCGGGGAACCCGTGAGCGTTCCTGCCAGCGTCACTTCCGCCTTGTTCAACCGAAGGAAACTGTTCGTCGTGATGACAGGCGTCACGCCGTTCGTTACCAACGTTTCCTGCAAAAGGTTGTAGTTCGCGTCCAACCCGGTCAGCGTCACGCGCCGCGCGCCACTGCCGGCAACCGTGTCGTTCGCTGAGGCCGATGCGATCTGCAACGGGTGCGCGGCCGTGAACCACGGGTAAAGCGGAACCGTAGCCGCGTTCTCGTAGAGGTCGTAGGTCGTGCCCGTCGTCAGGTTCGTGGCGTGGCCGACCACGCCCGTCACGACCACGCCGGCGACCATGCCCGCGCCCGTTGCTACGAACGGGTCGGGTTCGAACTGCCCTTTCTGCCACGTGGTGAGATAACCGTTGCCTGGCATGGCGACTCCTTGCCGTTTGTGAATTCTCGCGAGTATATCCCAAGCCGCCGCCCGCTGGATTCTGCAAAGTTTGCACGTTCCGTTTCATCGATGTTTTTTCGGTTCGCGGATTGGGAATAGGGGGTACAAAAATTTATACCCGGCGTCCGCCCCGAGGGAGGCCCGCCAGAGTTAGTTTCACGAAATCTATCTGTAAGTTCCACGTAAGAATAGGTAAGGGTAAACCCTAATACAACCCGGCTATCAGGAATGATTCGCATTCGCAACATCGATAACATCCATTATGTCAACTACCACCCTAACCCGCAAACCCTTGCCGGTAAAGGCTCTGAGGCAGGTAGTGACTTCGCATAACGCATTCCGCACCGTTATCAGCCCCGAACCCCTGTTCGCAACCTTTCATTTGACTATCAGATAGGCTTACGTGGAACTTACAAAGCCGATGTTTCACGAGCCGCTGATCGATGTTTTCGAGGCGCGCATCGGTGTTCGTTTTGCAACAAATCCGAACAGGAAATGTTCGTTTGCGAAAGGCTATTCGCAAGCGCACGCACGACCATAATGCAGAAACTCCTTGCATTTCATTTTGCATTTGCTATAGTGGAATCTCACACCGAGGAGAAAACAACATGTTCGAAATCATTCATCGCGTAGACGGACGGTCGCAAGCTGTCGTGGTTGCAGCAAACAGCGAAGAGCAAGCGCAAGACGTTTTCATCGCGCATTTCGAAGCTCGTGGCCTGGTTCACGGCGAAATCCTGAACATCGAAGAGGTCTGATCATGTTCGAACACACGTATCACAACTTCAAGGATGCAATCCTGCATTCCTGCGACTATCGGTGCTCAGACGGGCACCTGATCCATTGCTACTTCCAGACGATCTTCTACGACCAGGTGGTGATGCAATGATCACCTACGTCATCCTCACGCCCGGCGATGTGCCGGTTGGCTACATCCGCTCAGACGGCCCTCCAACGCTCGAAGCAATGGCTGATCACCTGGCGATCGTCGGTCGGTTTGAAGACCGCGACGCGCTGATTGCTGCCAATCCTGGCTTAACGCTCGGCTACGCTCAGGTGCACTGACATGAACGAATACCAACGCTCGAGACGATTCGAAGACAGAACCCGTTGGGCACCGATGTGCGCCATCAGCAACTTCCACAACCGGCCTGTCGCCTACCAGTTGCTGGACGACCGCGTAAAAGCAGTCGTGCGCGAGACACACGCCACACTAACCCGAATGCGCACCGCCAAATAGCAAAAAGCCGCCTTCTGGCGGCTTCTTCGCTTCTACACCTCCCCTAGCACCTGCCCGACTCCCGCAGCCCGCTGGCTGGCTTCTCGTAAAGCCTGATCGGCATTCGCAATACAACTCTCACACCAAAGCGGATGCCGGAGCCTCACCATCGTGACCAGAGCAATCGTGAACTCCCGGCCACACGTTGCGCACAACACCGATTCGTCGCGGGTCATTTCGAAGCTTCCGCCAGGAGTGCACAAATCTCCGCTGGTGTCTCGCGAATTCGGCGTACTTCCCCTCCGGTGAAATGCATCGCGGTAGCTTCCATCATTTTTCCGAAATACAGGACGCGATCGGTGTTCACGTAAAACGCTCCGCCGGTTTCGGCAAGGTGCAATCTTATAAACATTACAACTCCGTAAGTTATTTCGGACCCTACCCTACCCTGTCTAAAGACAGGGGTGTAGGGTCCGTAGGGTCCGCTAAGGGTCCGTAGGTAACGTCCGCTAGGGTCCGCTAGGGTCCGTAGCGTCCGACAAATCACGCGCAAAGCTTTATATCACGGCCCTCTCTGTAAATCTTGCCTTTTTGCACTAGGGTCCGCAATGTCGGGGTGATGTAGCGCTTGGGCGGATAGTCGTCTTGCCCCATTTCGTTTGCTTTAGGGTCCGCTTGAATCGCTTCAACAATCTCATCTTCGGTCATCGACGCTTCCGGATCGAGGCCCATCGCGTGCTGAATAATCGCTAAAAAGTCCCGCGCTTTAATGTAGTTGTCGCTCGTCTCAAAATCGCCCGAACGCGGTTTGCGCTCCTTCTTCACGTTGCGCGTGTTCGGTGCGACGTTTTCGTCTTCGACGACAACACAACTGGTGACAGCGTCGCCGTCTTCGTCCGTGTACAGATCGACAACCTGCAATCGGTAGCCGTAGGCGCGGCCGTCTTCGCCTTCTTTCTGCTTCTCGATATGCGCGGTGCGCAAGCCTTCCTTGCGCTCAATCCTGATCTGGTTGTCAACCGCGCCGCGCAAGCCCGACCAGCCACGCAGCCCCCCTTGGTTGTTGCTGTGGTGGATGAGGATCACCGACGCGCCTGTAGCTTCCATAATGAGATTCGCCGATTTGATCGCCTCGCCCATGTCTTCTGACGTGTTCTCGTTGTCGCCCGGTGTGACGGCCGCAAGCGTGTCGATAACGATCACGCCTACGCCGCCAATCTTGTTCACCGACTCCGAAATGCCGATAGCGGACTCATTAAGCATGAGCGCACCGCCGCGCACGAACACCGGCAATTCCGACAGCGCGATGTCCTGGTGCTTTGCGTAGGCTGCCAGACGGTTGCCGAAGCCCGCCACGCCTTCGGCGGCGATGTAGGCTACGTTAGCCTGCCGGGTGCGGTGGCCGCGCCAAGGCAAGCCGCGTGCGATGTGGGCGATCATGTCCAGCGCGAAAAATGACTTCGACGAACCCGGCTCGCCGTAGATGACGATCAAACCCTTTTTCGGAAGCACATGCTTGATGTGCCACTCGACGCGCTGCGCAGATGCGAATTGCGCAGCCTGCACGAAATCGCCAACCGGCGGCGCGACCGCTTTGTCTTCCTTCAGCAAACTGCGAAGGGTGACTTGGCGGCCGGTGTAGCTGCCAAGCGAATTCCATGTGAGTTCGAACTTTTCGTCGGTATGCTTGTGTGACTCGGTGCTCCACGCGTGCGCGATATCTTCGCCGGCATCGCCTAGCTCGTGATGAACAGCGGCCAGCACCTTGAACCAGTGGTCGTAATCGGCTTCGTTGTTCGGATGGCGCGCGAGGAGCGCTTCTACTTCATGCGCCGCTTTGCCTACCGGCGCGGCATGCGCGGCGAAGGGATCGTCGCTAACCCGTTGATTTTCCTCCATAACGCTAATCTGAGCTTTGGTAATCCAATCGCCTTTCAGAACCTTCTTGCTCGCAAGTACCTCGAATGCGTCAATAACGCGTTGAGCATCATCTCGCGTGAGGGCGGGCAACTCATCCCGGCGTACTTCCCGGATACCTTCAGCGGAAACACCGTCAAACCAGACGTATGGACGACCGGTATCCGGGTGGACGGCATAAGCAACGAACTGCTGTCCGTCACCGAGGATTTCGACTTTGTGGTCACGCTTGCCATCCGTGTAAGTTTGCGATACGAGTTTGCGAAAGGGTTCGTCTGAGCGAAACGGAATCAGGAACTTGGGAGCCAGCCCCGTGCGCGTCATCAGCGCGACGCCAGGGAATACCTGGTCGATAGCGTCCGACATCGCCTGCGCCACTTCTGGATCCAGTACATCGACGTCGATCGCCGGCGTGTTACGTGCATTGATGCCTACGCCGTGCTGCGCGCGGCCGTTGCTGTACCAGGCGACAACATTGGCGGCGGTGGTAGCGTGGCGCGGCCAGTCTTTTATATCGGGGCGTTTGGAGCCGGGCTTGATAGGCAGCACGGTGTAGCCGAGCTCGACTAGCCGTTCGCCATAGAGTTTAAGATATTGGGTCATGTCAGAGAGTTGGCTTCGAACACTGCGCGGGCGAAGCCCATTGGCGTAGCGCTGCGGAAGTCTGCGCGCTCTGCTGAGGGCTTCGCGGCATGGATACGGTTATCCGGCGCGGAAAGATCGATTGTGCGCTTTTCCGGCATCACAAAGCCGTTACCAGTCCACAGGCATGTTTGCTTCGTGTAGTTGTCTTGCGGCTCGAATGCGGTGAAGTGATGCGGGTGAAACGTGTGATCCGGCTTGCGCCAGTAGGTTGAAATTGTGCTGACCGGATTTTCGATTAAATAAGGTGCGTCTGACGCCTCGCAAATTTCCGTTGCAACGGCAAACATCTCGATAGACTGCGCGAGCAAACGAAGTCCTTTGCCCTTGAACCAGCGCGCGCCAGACACAGAAAGATGAGTGCAGGGCGGGAAGGCGAACACTGCCGCTATTTCTTTCAAAGGAAATATATCAGGCAAATAATTTCTGGAATTCAGAGCATCCCACTTTATAAAAACCGTATTCCCCTCCTGTATTTCCTGCTGCTCATGCTGGATGTCGAAGCAGTAGCACTTATAGCCTGCTTCAGCCCAAGGGCGCGCCATGTTGCCTGTTTTGTCGAAAAGCGAAATGACGATCATTACGCCTCCGCAGCGTCTTTCTTGAAATCGATGTAGGCAAGAATGTCTTCCTGCTCCCAAAATACACGCCCGCCGATGCGAACGGGTTTCGGGAAGTCAGGTTCGGCCATGCGGAGGTAGAGGGTAGAACGAGCGACGGGAATAAGCGCCAGAACATCGGCGATAGGGATAAGCACAGGTGATCTCCTAGTTGTCCAACGAAGTCCGGCTATCCTACTCCGAATTCGCAAAACCACAAGACGAAAAAAGAGCCGCACAAGGCGGCTCAACTTAAAGCACTGAGGAGATCGCGGTTAGTGTATCACTCCTTAAACTCCTCACACGAATTGTAATAAGGGCACTTGGCGCACGCCGCAGCCAGGTCGCCACGGCCAACAGATGGCAGCGGCTTGTGACGCGCACGGCTGTTAATGCAACTGATGGCTGACACAATGCGCCCTGCCAGATCAGAGCTTGCCTTGCGGTTCTCGCTCCCCAGCTGGTAGAGCATGTTGAGCGACGTATCAGCAAGCGAGGCAACTGCCAATTTCTCATAGACAGCTGACTCATCCAGCCACTCTTTGAAAACTTCGATTCCCATCAGTAGTTACCCGAAATAAGTTGTGCTGCGAATTCACGAATCAAAGCTTCCGAACATTCGAAGTAGACCGCGTGCATCATGGCGCTTGCTAGTTGTGACATTTCAACTCCCCATTTCAACCTTTGTAAGTCTCGACTTCTTGGGCCGCGTCGTAAGCGTAGTACAGCTTGATTTGCTCGTTTGCCTCTTCGCGCGTCATTCCGTTTACGAAAACAAACAGGTCGGCTAGGTTTTTGAAGATCATGATGTTTCTCCGGTTTCGTTAAGAGAACTATAGCAAACGCAAAACGCAATAGCAAGTGCAAATTTAGCTTGACACGCGTGCAAATCGTCACTTAAATTTCGTTTGCGGTACAAACCCACTTAGGAGAAAAACACATGTTGGAAGAAAGCATTGCTGAGTTGACCAAAGCGGTTCTTGCGCTTACTTACGCCTTGAATCAGCATAAAGCCATGATTACGCCGATTACCGTTAAGGAATCAGTGCTGTTGGAACCCGCCGATTTCAAAGCGGCCACAGCATTAGGTCTCGAAGTTCGGGCGGAAGTCCCAAACGAGAAACTGAATACCACTATCGACACTTCGCCGCCTTCAGAAAGCGAATCCGCAGCGGTCAGCTATGACGACGTGAAGAAGGCAACAAACGCGCTGTCGGCCGCGAAGGGGCGCGATACAACTATCGCGGCGCTCGCACACTTCGGCGTGGACCGCGCAACCCAGCTGGTTGAAGCGCAGTGGGAGGACTACATCAACTTCACGAAAGAGCAGGCATTGCTATGAGCGACTATCACGCCATCGCTTCGCCGTCGTCGGCCGAGAAGTGGATCACGTGCGCTAACTCACTGGCGGCTGAAGTCGGCCAGCCTGACACTGCCGGCGCGGCCGCCGACTTGGGTACTGATAAGCACGAACTGCTAACGCTGTGCCTGAGCTTCGACAACGTAGATGCGAAGGCCTACATCGGCGCGGTTATGAAGAAAGGGCACACCGTTCACGCAGAGTTCGCCGCCGACGTTCAGAACGTGGTCGATAATGTTCGCGCCCGGATTCAGAACTACGAGAATCTAGACCTTGTAGTTCAAATGGACCTTGAACAGGATGTTCCTATCGATCACATTACAGGCGAGAAAGGCGCAACGGGGCGCGCGGATGTTGTGCTTCGGGTTCACTCTAAGTATCAATCCTGGCTAGATATCATCGATGCCAAGTTCGGCTACTCGGAAGTGCTGGTTGATGACAACCCGCAATTGAAAATGTATGCGGCCGGCGTGATCGAGAAATACGCACTGACTGACGAATTTACTTACGTGAATCTCGTTATAGAACAACCGGCGCGCAGCAAAGAGTCGATCGAAGGCAGCACGATTCCCACGGACGACTTGCTTGCGTGGGTCGAGGAAGTCGCCAAGCCCGCCGCCGAAAAGGCACTTCTCATTCGCGCAATGGTTGGCGAACGCGCATTGAAAACGGAGGACTTCAAAGTAACCGAGAAGGGTTGCCAGTGGTGCAAAGCAGCCGCTGTTTGTCCGGCCCGTGTTGCGCACGTCGAAGAGGTTATCGCAACGTCCTTCGATGCGCTAGAAAAAGGCGACACTCTCAACGAGCCGACGCACTTTTCTGTTGAAACTTTAGGCCGGATTTTCCCTGAAATCGAAGTGATTGAGGATTGGCTGAAAGCGGTTCGCGCTCGTATCGAGTTCGAACTCCTGGCGGGCAAGTCGATCCCTGGCTTGAAGCTAGTCGCCGGCAAGAAGGGTAACCGCCAGTGGGCGAGCGACGAAGAAGCGGAAGCGATGCTCAAGAAGTTCCGCGTGAAGCAGGATCAGATGTATAGCTTCAAACTTCTTGGCCCCAAGCCGATCCTCGAAGTGATGAAAGATCGGCCGCGCCAGTTGAAGCACATCGAAGCGTTGATTGTGCAGCCCGCCGGCAAGCCGCACGTTGCACTCGATTCGGACAAGCGTCCGGCTCTTGAAATTAAACCGGTTGAAGACGGCTTCGAAGCCTCTGACGACCTCTGCTAAGGAAAAATCATGGAACTGATGCTCAAGAATGTACGTCTCGCATTTTGCCAATCGGCGCTTGGCGACGCCGAAGACTATGAAGGCAATAAGAACTTCCGACACTCGGCTACGTTCATCGTGAAACCCGGTGACGCGAACGACAAACTGATTCAGGAAGCCATCAAGGCGGAAGCCGCTACGCTGTGGGGCAAGAAGGCCGACGGCATGCTGGACGACATGCGCGGGAGCAAGACGCAGTGGTGCTACCCGAAGAACAAGAAGGACAAGGCGGGCGAAGTGTACGACGGCTTCGAAGGTATGTTCGCGCTTGGCGCGCATCGAAAGCAAAAGGACGGAAAGCCTATCTTGCTGGACAGCATCAAAGACCCGGCCACGGGCAAGGCTGCGAAGCTGACGGGTGGCGAAGGCCGTCTGTACGCCGGGTGCTACGTCAACGCCAAGGTGTCGATCTATTGCCAGTCGGGGACAAACAGCGGCGTTCGCTGCTCGCTGCTCGGCATTCAGTACGCCGGCCAGGGTGACAGCTTCGGCGGTGCGGGTGTCGCGAAGGACGGCGACTTCGATGCGATTGACGCGCCGGAAGAAGCGGACGATTTGGCCTAACTACGGAGGCCCCGCGCGCGCGGGGTTTGACCATGTTCAACGTGATCGAGAAAGGCGGCGATATCGACGCGCCGGTAGTTCAATTCACCACTTTTGGTAAAGCTGCGAAATGGCTTGTTCAGTGCGGTTGTCTTACAGGCGATAACTTCGAAGTATGGTACGTCAAGCGCTTCAAAACCAAGCAAGATGACATTTGGATTGAAGCTGAGTTCGAGGTGCTCCCGTGAAACTTTGGCTTGATACCGAAACCTACTCCGAAGTGCCAATAGCGAACGGTACGCACGCTTACGCCGAAAAGGCGGAAGTGATGCTCCTGACGTGGGCCGTTGACGACGGCCCTGTTGAGTGTTGGGACTTAACCGAAACGCGAAACCTGCCCACTGCGCTTGATCTTGCCTTGCTCAACTCAACGGAGAAGTATTGGCAGAACGGAGGCATGTTTGATCGCGTTGTTTTAAAGCATGCTGAGCCTGGACTCTACCAGCGCATACCGGAGCGTGAATGGCGAGACACGATGGTTCAAGCGCTCGCCCACGGATTGCCGGGGTCGCTTGGCTCGCTCTCTGAAATCTTCAAGCTGGGCGACAACGCGAAGGACAAACGCGGCAAGCAACTGATTCAAATGTTCTGCAAACCGCAAAGCAAAACCAGCAAGCTGCGGCGCAAGACTCGGCTCACGCATCCGGCCGAGTGGGAAGAGTTCAAGGAGTACGCGAAGTCGGACATTCGCGCGATGCGCGAGCTCCACAACAAGATGCCGAAGTGGAACTACCCAAACAACGCCGCAGAACTCAACCTGTGGTTTCTCGATCAACGAATGAACATGGCAGGTGTCTATGTCGATACGGAACTCGCAACCAAAGCAATCGAGGCGGTTGACGTTGCGCAAGCCGGCCTTGCGAATGACGTTAGCGAAGCAACGGCAGGTGATGTTAGCGCAGCAACTCAGCGTGATAAGTTGCTTCAATACATACTCCGAGAGCACGCAGTTACGCTACCTGACATGCGGGCCGATACGTTGGAGCGCAGACTCACAGACACAAGTCTTCCAGATGCGGTACGTGAACTCATAGCAATCCGTCTTCAGGCGTCTACGTCATCAGTTTCGAAGTACAAACGCCTAATCAAAGGCGTAAGCAGTGACGGCTACCTGCGCGGCTTGACACAGTTCAACGGAGCCGCGCGCACCGGCCGCGATGCTCATCGGCTCTTCCAGCCG